ACTTCAGGAACCACTAACTCATTAACTGTAAATGCATTTTGTGGGATATCACTCTTAATAAATGTTGGACAGAGAGGTAATACTATACCAGATACATCCCCCGGATGAAATAATAATGCTTCTTGCTTCCCTCTTTCAATAGCTAATTTATCCCCATCCAATCCTTCAAAATTATTAATAGGAATATTTCCCTTTTGCGCTGGGTTAGTGGGAGGGGAAAGTAAAACGTGTACTTGAATTTGTTTCTTTCTACGATTAATTTTCGAATCATGAGTTGCAATAGCCGCATATAAAATTTGCCTCTGATTAGTTACAAGAGCACTATCTTCAGCATACCCACTTAGCTGAAGATCTGTAACATAAGTTGATAAATCATAAAGCTCTCTATTACGTTGATCAATTACAACTTGAAGAAAATGATCTTCCTCATAAAAAGTTTGCATAAAGGGGCTTTCGTCTATCTGGGTTATATCAAATGCAGTATTAGCCCATTGGTTAAAGGTATTCCATGTTACAATCTCACCCTTTCCACCTATGTTAGGGTTATATTCATGCATCCATTTCACCATGTTATCTGGTACACCAGTTCCTGGTATAGGGTTTCCAGATGAATCATAATAAATAGCACTTACAATATTTGTAATACACCCTGAATAGTCCAGCCCTCCTCCATATGAATCATAATAAATTCCTGTTTTAGAGAATAAAAATTGTCCCTTTTTAGAAACAGGAGGCTCCATTCCACTAGGAGCCTGTGTTATTTCTTTATAAGATTCTACTACAGGAACAATGGGATCACCATTAGCTGCCGCATCAGCATCTATTAGATTAAAAGAAGTTAGCCCAGATAAAGCTTGATCTAATGTTTGCCCAAACCACGGACTGTTAGGGTCTTCATTTACCATATTTTTCCAAAATACGGGTTCGGGGTTATTAGCAGGATCCTTTTGTCTCGCTTGGAGAATTGACCTAATATTATTTTGTTGCGCGTTTGCTTCATTAATGAAGCCAGTAGCCGTCTCAAGCATATCCTTATTTTGGTCAAATACTAAACTAGCAGCTTCGCTTGGGGGAGGTGGTTTAAAGATGGAGCCTCCTGCGGTAAAGCCTACCATCTTATCCGCGACTGCTGATGGGCCTTTTTGGAGAGCACTAAAGGATTTCATTTTATCAATACAATTTTTGATATCATTAAATTGTTCTACTATCTTCTCTCCCATCACCCAAGCTTTAGCCCCAAAACCTAAAATAGTGCCGAGTCCAAAGAGATTATTAACGTCATCTAAAGCACTCCTCTCCACCCCCAGTTTCGATGTTGCTGATACAAAAACAAACTTACCTGTAGTGGTATCATATTCAACAATACCCGTATCCAAAAATATCTTTCGAGTGATATCTTTAAATACAGAATCAGCAAGAGCTTTTCCTTCCTCAATACTACCATTCATTCCACCTAAAACGGGGGAGGGGAAAGCAGCTAATGCATTTTTAGTCATACGCATCATACATTGAGGTACTCCAAATT